AGTCCATATGTTTTCCACAACGTCTTCAGGTAGTTGTCCTTCAACAACCCCTATGTTCGGAAAGTTTCTTGGTAGTAAGTCCATGCTTAACCTTCTAGTGTTGCTATGCGAGCCAATGCTGCGTCTAATGCTGTTGATAATTCTTGTACTGCTTTAACTAAAGGATACACAAACATACTTTCAGAAACTAATTGTGTTCCATCTCCTTCATCAGAAGACCAACCAGTAAAAGTGCTTACCCCTGCTGTATCAAGGGCTGATTTAACTTCTTGTGCAATAATACCGTGATGTGTGCCTGTAGCTTTCTCAAATCTTGCATCTGATTTTAATTCTTCTGGCACATCTGCTTGTCTTTTCCACGTAAAAGTAACAGGTCTTAAATCTTTAATAAAAGACAAACCTAAAGTATCATTTTGTATGTTTTCTTTTAGTCTTTCATCAGAACTATGCGCCCAAGTAGCATTACTGGTAAATGTGTTAGATATAAAGTTACCACCACTACCTATTCTTACTGAGTTATCTGTTGGGTTTTCAACACCAAAACCAAGAACTAATCTTGATTGGGCATTTTGATGGTCAGTATCAGAATCAGCACCAATTATAACATTATAGTCTCCTGCTTCAATTACTGTACCAGCTTCTTTACCCATTAAAGTGTTGTGTTCGCCTGAAGAGACATTTGTACCTGCACTTAATCCAACAACAGTATTACTAGCTCCTGTAATAGCTTTACCTGCTCTACATCCTACAGCTACGTTACTACTACCGCAGTTAGCTGACAGTGCTTCAAAGCCTACAGCTACGTTATTTGTTCCATCATCAGTACCATCACCTGCAAGACCACCCACGAATGTGTTTTGTACGCCTGTGGTTACTGAGTATCCTGCGTTAAAACCTACTCCTACGTTGTAGTTATCTGTAGCTGTTGTGAAGTTTTGTGTGTATAAAGACCTTCTTCCGATAGCAACTGACCGACTACCTAAAGTATCAGTATGTAAAGCATCTTGACCTACTGCTGTGTTATAATCAGCATCTGTTAGTTCATCACCAGCTAACGCACCAATAAGGGTGTTCTGTTCGCCTGTTGTGACTTGCTCCCCTGCCTGAAAACCAACAGCAACATTATGTGCATCTGCCCCTGCGTTTTGAGTTGCTAATGCTTGAACCCCAATAGCTGTGTTTTTACCATGTTCATCTTCACTAGCAAGTGCAGCATATCCAATACCAACATTATTTGCACCAGTAGTGACCGCAACACCTGCGGAACTTCCAAGAAACGAGTTTTGATCCCCAGTAGTAATAGCAGTACCAGCCTCATCGCCCACAGCTACGTTGTAGTTGCCACCAGACTGTATTGAGTTACCTGCGTTTACACCTGCACGAAAGTTAGATGTACCTGCTGTTGATGAAATTAAATCACCACTGTAAGTTATTGAACTATTAAACGTAGCCGCCCCCGCCGCAGACATATCAAGGGTAAGGGCAGTTATTGCTGAACCACCATCGTTACCTTTAAACCGAATATCAGCATCTGATACTGCACTATAAAACGAAGGGCCACTACTCACACTACCAATTTCTAGTATTGATGTACCGTCATCCTTAAATCTCCAATTTGCTGCATTAGAATCTAGGATAATATCGCCCTCGGCATCAATAGTTATATCTGATGGAATAGTCATAAGTAATGTTTGGAGAGAACCTGCTTGAATATACGCCTGTGCCTGACTTGAACCAAACTCTAATCCATAGCCAGTGCTTTGATGAAACTCTGCAATTTTACCAGAAGCGTCTGATCTTCTTACATCTAAAGTTGCTGTTGGTGCGGTAGAGCCATTGCCGATACCAAGCTGTGCTGCACCACCAAGAATTAAATCATCACCACTTTGATCCCAAAGCATAAATGCTGAAGCAGTGTCACCAAAGAATTTAACATCGTAACCAGTGCCATCGACACCAACGGTTACCGTGTTATCAATTTGCACAGCACCGTCGATGTCCACAACATCTAGATTTGCTGTGCCATCTACGTCTATGTCTCCACCAATGGTCACATCATCCGTAACCGTCAGATCGTCATCAACCAATAAATCAACCACGTTTAATGTGGCAAAAGCATCAACAATCGCGGCACCCGAACCCGCTCCGTTAGAATATACAGCTTTTGTCTGACCCGCTGGAATTGTAACATTTGCGCCAGAACCTTGAGAAATAATAATGTTTTGCGAACCGCTAGTGCCGTTTTCAATAAACCAAAGCTTGCTAACCGTGTTTGGACCCAAGGTAATAGTACAGGCACTGTCTAGCGCACCCGTGTATTTTAAAAACAACGCACGACCCGGATCAGTAGCACCGTCCGCAATAGTCGTAGCATGAGTGTCCGCGTTTGTCGTAATTCCCTCTGTGCCAAAAGCAAAAGCTTCCGCAATTAATTCTAAGTTGGTGTTAGTCGTATCGCCCCAAGAGCCCGACTGTTCGCCAGACCCTATTTCTTCAAGTCGAAGATCGTTTGTATATACACTTGCCATGTTATTATCCTATGCTGCAACGCCATGCTCAATTTCAACCCAATTGGGCGTTTGAGACGCCGTGATGTTTGTAAAGTTAGAAGTTTGAGAAACCGTAATGTTTGTAAAGTTGGAAGTCTGAGAAACCCCAATGTTTGTAAAGTTGGAAGTCTGAGAAACCCCGATGTTTGTAAAGTTGGAAATCTGAGACGGCTCAATATTTCCCCAAATTCCTCTTAAAAACCCCATTTCGCTTGTCATGCTAAAGCCCGTAACTTCTACAACGGCTTTACCAACAACAGTCGTTGTGCCTATTGCAGAGGTCATTTGGGATTCAGTGTTCGTTGTAAAAAAACTGCCTAATGCTGACGTGCCAGAAACGCCCGTAACAGATACGTTGGCATCGCCCGTAACAGTTGTCGCGCCTATTGCAGAGGTCATTTGAGACGCAGTATTCGTTGTAAAAAAACTGCCTAATGCTGACGTGCCAGAAACGCCCGTAACAGATACGTTGGCAAGTCCAACCACCGTGACTGACCCAACTGATCCGGTGCCCGCAACACCTGTAACAGATACGTTGGCATCGCCCGTAACAGATACGGTGTCGTTGTTAACAGCCGCAGTCCCCGCAACGCCCGTAACAGACACATTAGCATCGCCCGTAACAGTCGTTGCGCCTATCGTCGAGGTTATTTGAGGCGCAGTGTTCGTTGTAAAAAAGCTGCCTAACGAAGACGTGCCCGAAAGACCCGTAACAGACACATTAGCATCGCCCGATGTTGCTACAGTAGTGCTGTTAACAACCGCCGTCGCAGTAACAGGATAGGCAACATTGGTGTTCCAAGTGCCCGTATTCCACCCTTGTATGGAGCTATTCCACCCCTGAAAGGCTGCGACCGAATCGGCCATTAGGCTATCCGGATAATCGCGTTAGAAGCATCCGCTGTCGGAAACACAATCGTAAAGTCCCCCGAACTTGCCGCCTTGTCCGCGCCAAAATCTAATACACACACGGTCGGATCACCCGAAGCCGCGTCGTTAAAAATCAACGCACCTCGAACCGACGAAATGGTTACAGTGCTAAACACTTCATCCGCAAAGTCCGTAAACGCGGTAGTGCTGCTTGAGGTGGGCGTTACGCTGGTTAAAGCTTGACCCTTGGCCGAGTAATTCGTGCCGCTTATCTCGTTGCTAGACGTATACGCCGTTGTAGCCGCTGTAAAACTAGCGCTGTTCGTATATAACGCTACATTAAATACATTGCTTGCCGCCGTAAAGTTATGCACTCCCTTCATTAGTTCGACTTTGAACGAAGTACACAGAAAGTTGCCACTAAAAGCCATTTACATTTTCCTTATATATTCGGCCAACTTTGGCTGACCCGCATCCTTTACTGCATTATATACCGTAGTTCTATCACTCTGAATAGCCTGTCTCATGTAGATGGCTATGATCTTCTCCATCTCACTCCGGTATGCACGGGCCTGATCCCGTATAGCAGGGTGCGCGTTGTCAGAAACACCTATTATTTTGTTTACGCAACGCTGCGCAGTTTCTTCCGGCGTAAACCCACGGTTGTCCGTAGTTTCAACACCGACTTTAAAATCGTTGGACATAGAAACGCCAAAAGACATGTTACTCATTGTTTCGGCCTCACAACAGGACCCGTTCGATATTCGTCGGTAACTTCTTTGGATTCACCCAAAGATTTAAGCCCAACCATCGCTTCGGAAAAACGCTTTTCATACAGCGCTTCCATATCCTGTTCCCCTTTCATAAAAATGTACGCTTCCATTAATGCGCCATATAACATTGCAATTTCAGCGTTTTTCCCAAACCACGTCACAGTAGTGTCCGCACCAATCGCTGTAATTTCTGCCGTAGCACCCGTAACATCTCCGGTGATTGTTTCACCTACTACAAAATCACCACTGGGTATTACAACTAACAACGACGTAGAACTATTCACCGAGCTTACGCCCCCAGATTCACCGCTAGTGCTTCCCGTAACCGTATCTGACGTTGTAAACGTGCCCGAAGAAGCTGTGGTTGTTAAGGTAAACGTGCTTTGAGTTATGCTTGTAGGACGATAAAAATAATGCAACTCAACATCAAAGCTGCTACTGGGTGTAGGTGCTATAATGAAGTTTTGTTGATCGTATTGCGCGTAATAACGGGGGTTTCCGGTCGTAGTGGCTCTTGGCGTAAAAGTTTGCACAAAATCCGCATCTTTAAAATCTAAAAAAACATGGTCGTTGTCCGAGGTTATATAAGACAACGAAAAAGGTGCTAAAAAATCATCAGGCACATTTAAATATTTGTTGCTACCCGTTAAACCCCCACTAGCGTTTTTTTGAAACAAATTTAATTGAACGTTTTTTAAAATGCGTTCTTCCGTGTTTCTTATAAAAATGGGCAAGTTTTTAACAAACGTCGTTTCATCATTGTCCGTATAGTCTTTTATCGCTTGCTTTAACGTAGTGTAAGTGTAGCTCATGTTGTTACCGTAACCTCTCCTACAGAAGCTTGCGCCTTTAAGTTGTTTTCGGTAAGCCCGTAAAAATCCCCGCGATAACCCACTGGATTAAAACCCCATTGAATAGCGTCTATCTCCGCAGCGTTTTGTGGCGGACGAGCGTCTTTTAAAGCTTGAGGATCAGTAACTGACCTAAACGGGCCTAACTGAGGTTGCTTGGTTTCAAACTCGTCTTTGCCCACCAACAACCCGTTCCACTCTTTGCGCATGTCTTTGTACCGATACCGAAAACCCGACCGGTCAGATATTGCAAACGCATTTTTCCCTGATGCAAATTTACCCATTATCCCGTCCTGTAGTAGTCGTATTGTGGCGCAATATTAAACGAAGCGCGGTCCCTGTCTTCAGTCATGGCGCGTTCAAACTCTTCCTCATACATAGCTTTTAAAAGTTGAACACGCTGTGGGGCCCGCTTTACAGAAATGTAATAAGCTAAACCCGCCGCTAGGCAGGGGTAAAACCGAAAAGGAACATCCATCGTGT